TTCGCTATTATCTCTAGTTCGTTGATGTCCGTCTGGTTGGTAGGATAGTTATTGGCTATAATATTCCCTGGGAAAGGCATAGATCATGCCTCCTTTAATTTAACCCTGTTGACTTTTTTTATTGCCGGCAACCGCGTTGCTAGAAACTTTATTGCCGTTGGGTTCCTCCGCCTCCGCATCAGAATCCCCGATGTTGTGCTCTATTTTGAGTTCCTGCTCCAGATTTGAGATGACATTGATGGATCCATCCTGAACGCCCCACTTAAACATATTGTCGTGTTGCGCCCAGTCTGGAACATCGACGAAACCGAGAACAGGTGTCGTGACCGCTTCGATCTTGGCCTGCTTCCCATTATCGGTTTCATATCTACAAAACTCAAACACCTTTTTGGTAAATAATCTAATCATGTTTTCCCCTTCACTTTCACTTTTTCTCTAATACTTTGTTTCGTACAGGCATAAAAAAGCACCGCCGAAACGATGTTCTTTATCCCTAAACTATGTCTACGGCATATTCCATCTAAATCCCGTCAACATACCGGACGCATTGGAAGTAGAGATACTTAACAACCCCAATTTGGCTAGCATATGCTGTCAGATAGGCTAAATTTTCGACGCTGGGCTGGGTCATGATTCTAGACAGTGCCACAGTCAGATCAAAGTAAACCCGATCTTCGTCGTTGACATAAGCCACCATGCGGTCAGTTGCCGGATCACCAGCTCCTGCCCCTATGCACCAGCGAGAAGGAGCAATAACTAATTCAATGCCCTGATTGCGTCCAATGTTATTCTCGAGTAGAAACTGCAGAATGCTCATATTGCCTGCGAGGCTGATCTTGGTCCCTACCAACATAGCGTACTGTGCAGGCGGGATAAGAATGTGGTTAGGCATACCAGACAAATCATATTCTGATGAGGCCCAACCAGCTACCATAGCCTGATTGATGTCAAACAAAATTTCATCTGGAGTTTTAGTAGCCCACTTTGTAGATCCACCAGTGACGGCATCAGCGGCGGCTGCACCATGAATAACGTTCGGGTCATTAATGAGCCCTGTGGTCCCAGCCGTGGGGAAGCCCATGTATACATTCTGGTCGATAGCTTTGTTATAGTTTAAGCGAATGCCTTTGTCCAGAATATCATCCAGGGAACGTCCAATGCTCTGCAATTTGGCCTGATCCACAAAGGGTATTTTTAGGATGTTGGCCCAGGTGAACACTTTATAGATGTCCTTGCCTACGTCAGCTTGCATGATGGGGATGGCATTCGTCTCACCATTAATTAGCCCACTCTGATTGCCTCCGGGAACGGCATAGGACACATTATAGGTAGATGTGAACTCTACCCAGCCTCCACCAGTTTTGGCTACAATGTCCCGAGCCCAGGTGACGGAGGTTAAGGGTTCACGAATTTTAGGATCGCGTTTCTCGAGCTCCCCAATCAGGAAAGCCATGCCACCCGCGGTTGCGGCATCAGTTGTCATCATGGCGAAGCGAGCGTCACCCGCTTGAACCATTGCATCAATGGTTTTGATATCTTGTACTGGATAAGTAGTTATTCCGTTCAATTCAGCTCGCCTCCTTATGCGTTATTTCTGGCTACAATGACCAATTCAGCAATATTGTTCGTGTCAATGCTGGCGGAACCCCAGCGGCAGTTAGTCAATGCTATGACTGATGGAGTGCCTGCAGGCGTCGCAGTAGCGACTATGGAACCCACAACAGTGTTAGTTCCAGCAGAGGTGCAAACCCATACGCCAGCTAGGGGAGTAGGCGCGCCTTCTACACAGACCACGGAAACGGAGCCACGCTCCAGGATATCTGCAACTTCTCCAACTTTGTACTTGCCCGCAACGGGATAATAGTCGGTGGCCTGTTTAACTTCTCTTACGGCTATGCCTAAGAAGTTAGCCAGTGTATCAGTAGCCCCGAATGCGGTCACCTTATTATCGGTTCCAACAACAGCTACAGCTCCAAAATGAATATCGGCCGTCGCAATCTTACCTGCTATAATGCAGTCAGAATTACGAGCGAAGGATCCAGGATAGCCGTTGAGTAGGCTTATTCCTATGCTTTGTCCAGGCATTTATTTTACCTCCTTTTTGTAATGGGGATTGAACTTTTCTCTCCAGTTCTTGCCGTCCAGCTCTGGATCAGCTTTGATCGCTTTATCCTGAGTCGCGGCCTTGGCATTGGCGACCTGTGCCTTCTGAATCTGAGCATAGCCACCAATTTGAGTGGGGGCTTTGGTTGCCAGTTGAGTTCTAAAACTCTTCGCCAGACTGTCAGACACCTGCTGCCGGGTCTTGGCATCTGGAATCTTGGCGATAACCGTTTTCATGGTCCGTACTGCGTTCAGCATGGTCGCACGGTCTGCGCCAGGGATGGGATTCTCAGGCAGTGTATCATCTGGAGCTACCGGGCCAGGACCAGGATCACTGTCTGTAATCTGCTCAGGTGAAAGAGTTACGGCAGCCTCACTAGTATCGCCGCCATCACCGCCTAATTCCTTCTCCAAAGCCTCTAAGCCCTGCGGAACTGCTTCAGATTCGCTCTGAACTAGTTGACTTACCACCGCGGTCAAAGCGTCAATCTTTGCGGTTAAGGCTGAGATGGCTGGATCAACTCCCTCCCCTTCATCTTGAATCGCCGAAGCCACCATGGGTTTCATTGTGGCTGGTGCGGACAGAGAATCATCTGCCGGTGCCCCATTAGTTACCTTTGCCGCTTCCAACAGTTCTTCCGGAGAAGCGCCGTCTTTTGTTAAAGCGGAAAACATCCTTTGTACTATGTTCATTCTTTTGCCCCTTTCTATTAATTTGTCGGCGGAGTCCTTTATAGCCACTTCGTGGCCGGCTCGGCCATTGCCTACAATAGCAACATGGTTGCCTCGAATCTGGGTCTGCGCAAATTGGGCGTCCTCGCCCGGAATTGGAATGTAGACAGCGTTGTATCCACAGGACACTTCCCGCTTACCGCCATGCTTCACATTAGAGATCAGCTTGGGATCCTTGATAATCAAATCTGCTAATAGCGAATTAGCGTCCTCGCCCGAGCCCCTCCGAACATTGGTGACATGCCCTTTCTCTAAAGAAGAATAATTGTCAGGCCTTACCCAATCAGAAGGATGCTCGTCGGTAGTGCTTTTGCCCTCGAAACTTGCTATAGCAGCGGGATGAAAAACCTCTTCTGGGGAACGATAGACCTGGACTTTGTGATCATATAGATCATTTTGTCCAATCTCTTGCCCCAGATATTCCTGCCAACCTGTTCTACCGATGGGTACATTATGACAGATGAGGTATCCTTCCGGAGTCTCTGTCATATTCTCGCTTATGCGATCTCCGTAGTATGCTTTTACTGTCATCTCTTAGTCACCTCTCCGTCTGCTACATTCCTCCAATCAAGCTAATCTGGAGCTCGGCTCCGGCCTCCTTTGTCTAATATTGTATTCTTGCATATAGCATCGATACCATTCCATGAGTCTCTGGACTTTCCTGCCACGCTGTAAGCTATCGCAGCAGCTTGATCAGGTTTCTTTCCTGCCCTAATTTCTGTGGCAATGTTCTTTGAAAGGGCTGCCTTTGAACTTCCCTGTTGTAACGGCACGAATTATTCCTCCTTTATTGATTAATCTTCGTGAACTGCGCCCGGGTCATCATCTTAATTGCGCCTTGACGATAAACTTTATGTGGCCATGAGATTAATTCCAGATCTACCACCGGAGCAGGATAACACCTACAATTATAAATTTCTCCTGCGTGGTAATAACCCTCTGATTTCTCGCCGCTAAGTAATTCAGGTGAAGGCGGATCTTGCCAATTCACTAATATGTGATCCATCTTTCGGTGGCTATCGCGTACTCGGGAATCCTCACTCGTTCTCCACTCATACCAATTCAACCCCATGTTCTGCGCTCGCGCCCTAGTTATAGCGGTACTGGTCTTGCTTACCTCTGTACGAGCTATCAGCATGGCCTTGGCTCGGCTGTGCTGTGGGAAGGTCTCCTGTATCTCCCTGGCGATATCCGCCGCCCTGCGCCCTTTGACCGTCTCATCGGCAATGTACCTGGTAACCTGATCGGCTAGATCCGGGGGGAGAGTTTTAATGATCTCCGCGTTCCGCTGTATCTGATGGTAGAACTCGCCGCGTATTATTGGATCGTTTAACTCGGCCCGCAGTGTTCTATATATAATATTCCCTCGGCCTGCCTCGCTCGCGGCTTCCCGCCAGCTTTGCTTGGATGAAGTGAACAGGTGCGTCACCATGCGCCTCGCCGCCTCGAATGCATAGCGTAGTAGATCGGCATCGTTTAGACCGTTCCGAATAATGCGCGCCATTGTGAACGGATCAGTTTCTTTGGCAATGGCTTCCTGCAATAGCCGCGTTATTGGGTCCAGGGAATGCAGGTATCTTGTCTCGATTATCTTCTTGGGTGACGACCACATGGGATCACCTTAGCCTTTGCGATAGATGGTCCGTCAGGGAGTCTATCGCGCGACCGAGTTGGATTGGCCAGGAGTCCTTGTTTTTTAGCATCGAACCTTTAGCAGTCTTAATCAGCTCGCCCCCGCCTCTAGCCCCCTCAGGCATATTGTAAGAAGCAAAGTTTTCTAGTGGTGGGTTAATTTCCGAGTGTGGTTTTGAGGATTCACCGGCATCCTTCTTTCGCTGCTCATTCTTGGCTTGTAGTGCTGCCCAATCTGGCTCTTTTGTTCCCCCTCCGCCTGAGCCCTTCCCGAACTGGCCATTATCAGCTCTAGGGTGCTTGTCTTCTTCCCACGAGGCGTCCATTACTCTAATTAATAGATGATCGGTCAGCGCATCGAGCGTTTTTGTTAGTGGTTTAAGTATCTGTTTATTTAACATCCGACTCGCCCTCCTCCAGGTTTTTTCTATGCGTTGTCGGTGTCTCCCATGGATCGCGTATCGCCAATTTAATCACCCCCAATAAAAAAGCACCCCGTAAAATACGAGATGCTTTCGGTCTTTTGTTCAGTTATTAAGCCAATCTAATCTTCTTCGGAAAATTCCTTAGGATCAAATCCCAACATTGCGATAACATTTGCAGGTGTTACTTCTAGTTCTTCATCATCTGGATCGGGATCATCTATCTTTCTCCAGTCAACTCCCGAACCCCCGACCTTACCAAAATGAACGTCTGGCATTTCAATCATTTAGTTTTCCCCTCCATTCCGTGAATACCTCCGGATTAATGTAGCTTTGTAACGCAACCGTGGGCGTATTTCCCAGCTTCTTAGCAACTATAGTGCCTACTGCCTTAATGGCTTTTCGGCAACTCTTCTCGTCCTTGGGCGGTTCCATCTTGGACATTGCCTCCAGCGCAGTTTGATTGGCAACCAAAGTCCTGAAATCCTTTGTCTTAAAATCCCCGCTGTTGAGAGAATGCGCATGGGCAAGCAAGATCTTGGCGTTTGTACTAGCAAATAATTTCCCATCTGGCCCGGCTTTTTTCGCCCGGTCAATTAGCATTGAGGCAACGTCTTTGTTTTCGATAGGAATATCAAGAGGAACCCCTTTTTTTCCGATAAACTGTAGAGATACATTCTCTCCATTTATTATAACATGTTTTCCCTCCAAAGTCGAGGCTCCAAATGCCTTTACCTTGGCCTTTGTATCAGTTTCACTGCCCGGCCTAATGCCTGTAGCAAATATCAAGCCCATGCAGTCGGCAGAATCTTTTATCTTAGGATTTTTGGATTTTATGTCCAAATCATTTTGCTTTTTGATATAGTCAAATTTGGCAGTTAGTTCTTTTGCTTTTGCAAACTTGGCCTCATCTCGAATGCTGTTATGTTTTTCAGAATAAACATACTGTTTCCTGCCTTTTGCGTCTTTTCCGGTTGCAAGCAAATCTGCGCTAGGGTCTGGGCTGTATTCCACATCTGTCCACGCCGGAGGTATCTTGAGTTTTTGTATATGCTCTGGAAGGCTTTCTCCTTGCTTGGCAGGTGTCATTTTGTTTTTACCTAATGATCCGCTGCCTGAACCGAACTTGCCATCTTCGTCTCTTGGGTGCTCGGATTCTTTGAAATCAGCATCTTCAGTCTGCATCAACTGCTCTAGCTTTTGATCCAACTCCAACTCTTTTTTGAGTAGTTCTTGCTCTTTAAGATGTAATTGCTTATATTTTACT